CCCAATATGCTCAGAACCAGCAGAGATCCCTAAAAGAGCGTCAGGTTTACCCTCACCAGCCTCAAAAAAACCACTTGCTTGAAGTTGAGCATCTTGAAGTCCCGCAATTTTTGACCTAAAACCCCCGGAGTTTATAGGCGTAACATCAACCTCATCAGCCGACAAATCAAGCGTCAAAGATTGAGTATGACTCGACAAATCAGTCCCACCCAGGAAAAACCTCCCGTCAGTTAAAACATAAGTCGCCATGAATTACTTTCTACCTCGACCTTTACCCATTCCGTACTTTTTACCGGATTTATATTTTTTACCTTTAGGCATTACTTAGCTCCCTTTTTTTTATTATTTTTGACTTTTTCAAGATGACCACCAGCGACAAGACTGTCAGCAACCTGTTCATCTTTTAATTCAAGGACCTCGCCAGGCTCCTTGCCGTTAATTTTTTTATTTCCAATTATTTTATATTTACTCAACTTGACCCCTTGGTGTAAACCGTAATCGAAAGCCTTGCACCAATAGACTCAACGCCATTGACTGCATATGTTGCTCCATAATCACTCATTGTAGTGACAACAGCAGACGTGTCCGATTGGCCTAGCGTTGAATTGTTAAAAATGACTTGTCGAACTGAATTAGAACCGGAACCATTAATAAAACCATCTAGTTGATTTTGACCCGAGCGGGAGTCAGCACGAGAAACTACAACAATTAAATCAAACTCGTAACGATCGGTACCCCTCGCCATTGCCTCAGTAAAATTAATAGAAGTTGGAATAAGAACAGCAGCTGGAACATTAACCATGTCATCAACGGTGTCATAGACACGGATGCCCGAAATATTATTACCGATTGTTGTTTTTATTGCGGTTCTTATGGTTGAAAAGCTGGCCACTATGCCAACCCAAAAGAGTCCCCACGACGATACGGGTCAAGCATTCTGGTAATTTGACGGTTTTGACGAACAGCAAGAACACCAAACTCACCAACACCAGCAATACCTAGGGGAGTGTTACGCATTGCAAAATTTTCGCTGCTTAACATTAAACAAGCCTGACGGACCGGGTCAGGTACTGAGGGAAAACCCCAATTAGCTGTCACTTGAATCCTTGGTCGATTATTAGATGACGTAGTCGGAAACTCGTGAGAACCATCAGTAAACAGTTCAATAGAAGTAAAACCTAATCCATCAATGCCAAAAGTTTCAGCATTTAGAGGAAGTAAAATAAAGTCAGTTGATGCAACAGTAGTCTCATAAACACCGTCATCGTTATCATCATACTTTAAAACAAGACCAGTTGAAGTAGAAATATCATCAACAGTAACATGGTAGGGGTTGCGAGTTCTATAAACTTTCGCAGAAGTTGATCCATCAGCGTAAAATTTACGACCGCAATAATTATCAATTTGACGACTTGCAGAATTTACTGCATCAATTAGTTCATCGTCATCATTAGAATCAGAAATATTAACAAAAGCCTTCAATTCACTTAAGGCACAATAACCATTTGTTATAGACATCTTTATCTATTTTTTTGGCTTAGATTTGGCTGCCGGTTTTTTCTTTGCAGCTGTTTCAGCCTTAGGCTTTGCAGATGCAGACTCAGGAACACCAGCGTCTGCTAATATTTTTTTAACAGCAGCTGCTCGCTTAGTTTTTTTATAAATTTTATAACCCTTAAGCTCTTCCTGCAATGCAGCAATTTCATCTTTTGATAGCTTTTTTTTAGCCATTTTAAAAACTCCTTTTTTAATTTAGCGGGATCCCTAAAGACCCCGCTAAAAATCACCTATTAAAAGCTAGGTGTTACTAATCCAGTACCTTGAATTTTTGTAATTCCAGCTGGGTAACGACCTGATGCATAAGCAACATAGCCATAACATACCAACTTGACTGTAAGTGACCCGGACCCGACATCGTCGAATCTTAGTCTGAACGGACTACCTGTCTCTTCAAAGAGAATATGGTCGTCAGCTTTAACAACATAAATCTGGTCTTGGTTATTTCCACCACCGTCAGCAGTTGTAATATTAGCGTCAGCAATTACTGGTAAGCCAGCAATTTGACCAACAACTTGACCATAACCAGCAGCCTCGCCGATACCAAAAGCATCGCTTGGATTATTACCAGCAGGTAAAACCAATGGTCTTGAGTTTCCGTCTACACCAGCAGAAAAGAAACCCCACCTACGTGGATGCATGATTATTGCACTAGCAGCAGCAAACCTGTTGCTATTAATTTTTTGAATCGCATCAATTAATTTTGGATAAAGCTCTCCAACAGTTGGGGATGCATCGGTGTAAGTTACGGTGTTTATACCTGTAACGTTTCTGATGCCTTCAGGTGCTCCACCTGTACCATCACCATTAATTAATTGATTATCAAGTTCTGTGTAATATGCAGAAATCAAGTCAGAGAAAACAATGCCCTCCAAGTCGGTGCCTCTTTCAATTGCTTGACGAGATACATCCTGCTGACCACCAATGGTGTTGACATTCACGGTATAGAGAGTGTCATCAATGTTGGTCTCTTGCAAAGCAGAGTTTTGAGTTGCTTGAAAAGCTGACTCAGAACCTGTCGTAATTCTTGATAGCTCGACCTTCAAACCTTTATCTGGTAAAGGTGCCTTAGGTAGAGCATTATAAAACGGGGATCCCGCTCTAGCCTTAATCGCAACAAGGTCAGTCAAATATTGAGGAACGACTAAACCGGCAAATGCACCAGTTCCAACGTCTCTCTTCTCTTCGTTTCCTTTTTGATGTCGATTAATTCTGTCTTGAGCTTGAAAATCACCATTTCTAGCGTGAAAAGCATCTGAAAGAAAAGAGTGCTCGCCGTCACGGTAGTAAACACCAGGCTCAGCGATTGCCTCAACTACAGGCTCGAGTTTTTCCTCATCGACCCCTAGCTTTTGACGGCTCTCTTCTATTTCTTTTTCAGCTTTTCTAATTTCCTCGGCCTCAGATATTCTGTCGCCAAGTTCATTAATTTCGCTTTTAAGGCTTTCGTATTTTGAAGTTTCCTCATCGTTGAAGTCACGCTCCTCTTTTTCAGCGAGCTCAGTCATAGACTTGACATCAGCAATAAGGCCTTCTCTTTTTTCTAACATTTCTTTTATTTTCAATTTAACTCCAATATATAAATAAAATATTTAGCCTAATTAATACTTTTGAGTGTTCAACAAAGTGTAAAACGGCTTTATGAACGGCTCGTCATCTCCCAAATTTCTAAATCACGAACCGCAGCCCTTATATTTGATTTTTGATTTTTAGGATCAGGCAACAAATCAGATAACTGACTTATAGCCTCTTTTATTTTTGTGACTTGAGCCTCATCAAACAAACCATCTCTGGCCTCAGCCAAAACGGTTTGCAGTTCCCCCAGGTCAACGCCACGAACAGTAGCGAGAGTCGCTGGGTTAGCCGGCCAAGTAACAACTGATACATCCAATAGACGCAATTCTTTTAAAGTTCGGGTTTCGCCATTTTCAGTAAACTCGTCTTTTATCGCATGAAAACCAAATGACATCTCGGACAAGTCGCCTCTTTTGAGTGCAGACGATATCTCGGCAACCCTAGGATTGGACTCATCTAGCTTGGCTTTTACAAACAAGCCATGCTCATCCTCTCGAAGTTCTAAGGTTCCTGACTTGGTACGAGCAAGCGGAATACCATCATGGTTAATTAAAAATTTTACGTCATCGTTTTCATTAAGAGTTTTTGAAAAAGCTCCCTGGTTTACAATTTCATTATAAACACCACGAGAGTCAGCAACTGAGTATGGCGAATTGAATACAGATGCATAACCTGTAAAAATTAAATCATCAGAATCGATGTCAGCCTCAGCTCGGAGTTCAAAAAATCTAGTTTCTTTATTATCACTCATGCGTTTAATAATACCAACAGCTTGACTCATAGGCTGTGGCCTAGACATTGAACGATCATCTTCATGCCTTGCAACTTGACGCTCGGCCCATTTCATAGCATCCATACGAGTCGCAGCAGCTAATGAACCACCCCACAAAAGCCAGGCCACCAAGCCCGGACTCATTCGGTCGCTTTCGCCGGATAAAAACTCTTTCGCAGCGTCGCCTTGAAAATCAGAAACATGACGTTTAAACCAAGCCTGCATGCGGAGTGCCTTATCATGAGAAATAACACCGTCACGCATTTGACGAGCCTCTCTTTTTGTTTTTTCAGTAAGGCCTTGACCTGCAAATTGTAAATTTTCAAGACCACGAGATGCATTATTTTTAATAAAGGCAGGTACACTAATCTCATGCCTGAGTTGTTTATTTTTCTTTTCTTTTGGTGCATACTTTGGATGCTTTTCAGGAAGTAAATCATTGTCACCAATATATTTTGGATTTTTTGGCCGATCGTTGACCAACAAATAACCAAAAGCCTTCAAGCGAGCAAGACCCCAGGCATTCCTGGATACACCAGGACGATGAGAACTAGAATAAGCACCAAAGCCACGACGAACGACAGCCTTAGCGGTCGGAGTTCTTAAACGCCTCCAGGTTGCAAGGCCTTTATCTTTTACCATTTCATTGTGAGTTTCAACGATTGTCGCTATTGACTTTTCAGTAGCCTCAGAAAATTTAATTTTATTTGACTTGCCTGACGCAGAACCCGGCTCATTTTTTTTGGACCCTTGAATTTGGTCCTTTTTCGGTGCAGGCTCTGACTCTTGCCTTTCAACCAAAGTGTAATCCTCATCACTAGCGTGTTTTTTACCGGTTAAGTTTTCGTAGTCCTCCATTTTCTCACAAGGCATATAAAAAACCTCACCGTCAACTTCATGAGTATGAGAACCAACGCAACCAATCTCTTCAGCTTTAGCCTCAGCCTCGGCCTTTGTACCGTACAAGTCCTGCTCAGGATATGGCACTAGCCCTCGCTTTTTTCCTCAGAATCAGTCAAAACAGGCTCGACTTCATCCTGGCCAAGCGGTGGTATATCAGGACCAACAGGTGCTCCTTGCAGCCCAAGGTAGAAATTATCGCCACCTTCGTAAGGTTCATAATCAAGTTGCTGCCTTATTTCATTAGGCGTAAAGATGCCGGAAGTAATAGCAGTTTGAGCAGCACGAATAGTATTAGCACGGTCACCACGTTGATATTCACTAACATCAAAGCGAGCATAAGACGCACCAGGCAAAAGAGTACTAAACCCCTCCTCAATACGAGCAAGCCAAGGCAACAAAGTATGGCGAACAAATTGGATACCTGAACTCTCAACATTTGAATAAAGACCAGACGAACCATCAGCATGAATTAAATAACTTGGGATACGATAAACCCTGGCTATTTCTTTTACAATTTGATCCCTTGCTTTTACGAGCTCATCACCAGCAGAATCAGAAATCGCCTTCCATTTCAAACCACCCGTAAGAACGGCTGGCTTTCTTTGACGATTGTGAGAATTACTCCAGGTAGACTGCAAAACTTCAGCCTGCTCCTTGGTCATTGCTTGGTCAGTTTCCAAGATTGATGACGGAGTGGCACCCTGGCCATAGAACTGTCCGATGTGACGTTCCATCGCAAGAGCAACACCGATGGTGTTTTTTTGAGTTTTTAAAGGACTTACACCAGCATAAGAACCAGGATAAGTAAACCAGGTAAAGTGCAATATATTATTTTTTGAGTAAACACGATCGTTAAATTTATACATTTTTTGATTGCCTGACATTTTTAATCTGACATTTTCAGGATGCAAACAAGACAAAGCAATAGGACGCTCAGCTGTGTCACGGTCAACAAGAACGTAAGCATTACCGTGCAACGCCATGGACGCAACAAGTTGATGAATAAACTCAAACCTTGACTGGTTCATATTAGGACTTCTTAAAAATCGTGGAGTCTTTAAATTTATATTACGGTCGTCAAATTCACGATAAACTTTTATTGGAAGTGCGGCGATTGAATCTGCCAAGATTGAAACGCAAGCTAAAACAGTTGAAACTCCAAGTGCAGTAACCTCGTTGACACTTTCGCCTGAGTACCCCGGGATGCCATCCCTTTGAGCTAACAAATCGGCAAGGTTGCCTAAAGCAGCGTCTCGTTTTTCAGTTTTTCTAGCAAAAATACTCATCGATTATAAAAATAGCTCCCTAGCAATAAACCAGCTCCAAATACTATGTAGGCCGCAGCCTCACTATAAGCCCAAACACCGGCAACAATAAAACACAAGCCGGCAAACTCAATAGCTAAGAACATGGACCTTATCACCACTCTACTATACCAATGTTTGATGGTTCCGGTGGCCTAGATGGAAACGTTAAACGGTCCAGGCACATGACCATCGCAATTGCTCCGTCAATTTTACGCTTACTTTTACCTTTTGATAAACGAAACCCACGGTCAGTAGGACGAGAAACAGCAGACAAGACCTGGTCATTAAAAGTGCTTTGATTTTTATGGCGTAATTTTTTAGAAGTTATTATTTCATAAGCCTGACCGCATGCAGGCACCATCCTGCCGTGAGATTGCGGAAACTCAACCATCGGCACGTTTTGGTCATAAAGAGCTTGAGCGGATCGCTCAAAGAACGCAGGGTCATAAGCAACCTCAACCAAATTAAACTCACGGTTCAAATTAACTAAAAACGTTTCAATTTCAGCATAATCAAACATGACTCCCTCATTACGCCAAATTTTTGAATCAACATAAATTAAACCATCCTCATCAGCTTGACCCCAAACAACTGCAACAGAATCATGTTTAATCGCCATGTCAACACCAACATAAGTGGGAAGTGCCGGGTCAAGTTTTATATTTGAATCAGCAAGCTCAGACCAAAGACCATCAGGCAGCCAAGACTCATCCTGGGTCCGGGTCCACATATTGAGATGGTAGCGTTGAAACTCGGGGAGTGGCAA